ATGTCTAGCTTGGAAGGATTGCGCCGCTTGCGCGTGAGCAAATATGCTCCACCAATAGCAACAGCGGCCAGTAGCAGTTTGTTGTCAATCATTTCCGTTACTTAAACCTTTATCTTCGCGCAATTGTGATGTAGTTGCCATTATAATGCTGCTTTTATACAAGCATTGACAGGCGACCGATAAGCCGCTTCAGATTGTATTCACGAGTCGCTGCTGCACCGTAAAGCTGACTGCTTCTGAGAAATCCCATTGCCGCCATTCGTTCTCGTTCCGTTGGTTTCGAATTAGCAATCTCTTCGTATGCATCAAGACGCTTTCGTACCATTGCCAAATCGCGCTTGGCTTTCTCTAATTGTTGTTCAGGTGAACCTTGCGGCTTGCGAACTGGATTACGATTTGGAGTTTTGCTAAACCACCACAATCCACCAATAGCTGCAACCATGAAGAAAACCGAGTTATTCATGTATGTCTGTCCTTGACGGCAACTATTTACGTCTGCGAGGTGGGACTGGCGCAGCGTTTTCTTTAATCTGGCTGGATTTGAGAAACACTGTTTGTCCCCGGATCGGTTCGTATGCACTTCTACCATAACTTCTTCTGAGACGCGCTCTTCCGGCAACGGTAGATTTTGCGAGATTCATCAAGTCAGTCGGACTGCTGTAGCCGTATTTGCGCCGTACGGATGCAATCTTTTGTTCTTCGCGTCGAAGCCGTGCTTCTGGCGACATAGGATTCCGCTTCTTCCGACGCATTAACCAGTACGCTCCGCCAATAGCGGCCGCAACGACAAGTACATTGTTATTCATTTGGCTTTTAACCTTTGTTGTTCCAATGCTTGAGCTTGATCGTCTAACTCTTGTCTTCGCTTTGCCAAATCACGAAGTATCTTTTCTTCAGCAGCAGCGGCAGATTTGGCGCGTTGTTGTACTGCTTCGAAGTTCTTGAGAACGTCCAAATAGTACGTTGATTCTTCTCGCTTGTATTGATCGCGTTGCATCAACGATTGATCATGTTGTTTAGTCCACTTGCGTTCTTGCACTCGCAGGTATTCGGCCAGTGCTTTGCCCCACTCACCAGAGTGGAGTCCCACTGGCGTGCCAGTGCGAGGATCAAACGTCACTGGTCGTTTACGGTATACCCGTTTCTCGGAACCGCTGAAGACTGGGAAACCGTCTTCATCTTCACCAACGTATGTTCCCGGCTGATCGACTTCTTGGGTTATCCATTTGCGTTTGTCGGGTGGCAAAAATGCCGCCACTTTATCGCGTGAACCGCCCAACTCCTTGACGGTGTATTCAATGGTGTCAAGGTAGGTGCGCCGTGCAGTATCACCAAGCTCCTTGGCTGCTGCTTTGACTCGGCGTTCCTCGGAGCGTAGCGCGTTCGCTTCCGTCCGCACTTGTGCAATTCTGGCTGCAAACTCGCGCGTTTGAGTGGTTTGGTATCGCTCCCCCAATCCGTAGCGTGAAGAACCGTCTTCTTGCGGCCGTCGTGAACCTCGCATTGGCACGCGGGTGAACGATCCGTCGCCATTAGGTCTCATGAAGAAATCATGCTTTTTGTAGACAGTTTTGGGAACAACCACCGGACTGTATCGCTCTCGTTCATCCACTTCAGCCGCTGCCGCTGCTGCTTTTGCTTCAGCGTCTTTTCGGGCAGCAGCTTGAACGGATCGCGTATATCCGGCCATGTTTGCCAGTCTACGCATCGCAGCACTGGAGCGACCGTCAATTCCACCAATTATGGGTGCGTCTGGGTCGTACGGATTACGTCCGATCCGCGACAACCACCACAAAGCTCCACCCAGTGCGATCACTCCGAGCGGATTCATTCGAAAAGTCCCGGTAAAGCCCGTTGAGTGTTGTTTGCAGGTTCGATGTCAAACAAGGTGCGCTGCACGCCAGCATCAATTCGAGCTGCCATCAACTGATCAAGCGACCGTCGATATGCTGCCTTTGACGCGACACTGGCTGATGGCCCTCGCGCGTCCATTGCCAGTTTTCGAGTCTTTGCTTCAAGCTTGTCAAGTGATTGGACTGGATTACGTTGCAAAGCTAGTGATAAGCCATTGAAGGCGTTTCGGCGTGCCACTTCGAGCCGTTTGATCGCATCCTGTGCCGCTAACAATTCCGGTGTACTCTCAACGATCAACAAGCGTCGTCCATACCTCGCAATGTTGCGAGAGTCAATGGCACTTCGTTCGTTCGCCAACCGGCGGCGTTGTTGCGCCAATCGTTCATCAAATACCGCTAACTCTCGTTTGCGATTTTCAATTTCTTCTGGAGACGCAGCAGGATTGCGCTTTACTCCAACTTGCGTTGAACTAGTCTTGCCGCTTAACCACCATAATCCTGCACCAAGTACTAAAGCTCCAGCAAAGTTCATATCAAAACAGTTCCGACTTTGTTTTTGCAGCAAATTGTATTGACATACGAGGATTCATGGGCGGTGGCCCCGGTAACCGTTGCACTGGAAGAAACGGACTGACAACGGATTGATACGGTCGGCTTAATCCAAGTTGTGCCGAGTCTGTTTTCAGCGAGCTTCTACCAAGCAAAGCACTAATTGGCTCTTTACGGTATTCCGTTGGCATCTGATGTTCATAGATGTTTATTAGAACGGAAATAGTGGTGGCACAAGCGAGAAGCGGAAGCGGACTACCGGCAATTGCTGACAGTGCCGCGGCTTGCAAAAGGGCAATTGATGCTGCTGGTTTGTATGAGAGTCGATGTATTTCGCATTGTTCGCGTGTTTGACTACTGGTGCGAATCTGAGCTAGATTAGAACCCATTTGCCCATACACATTTGCAGTCTGAGAAATACTAAGTAGCACCCATGCTGCAAGCTGTGTTTCGCTTCTAGTAGTCACTGTTAGTTACCACGACGCTTGTTATATGACAGCGAATCAGTCCAGAATGTTGGTAACTGAATGTGAACTGGCCCGCGATATTCAGAAGATATTACCCAAGCGTGGTTTTTCTTTTGCTGTTCAGTAAGACCATTCCACATCGGCAATGCTTCTTCGATGAACGGTATAACCTCTGGCCGCTCAATTGATTGATACATCATTGGCGGAGGTTTCAAAAAAATGGCATCGGCATCCAACGAATATTTGGTAACGGCAGCAGCGTACTGCACGTTTACGACTGCATTAATATTCAAGTGACGAATAATCTGCACCAAATGTTTGAATGCTTTGACGGCTCCTCCGCCCGACGACGCTGAATCAAGCACAATGCCAGCATCATCCACGATAAGTGCGCTGCGCTGCGGCAGCGCGTTCTCTAACCAATCTCGTGGACGGGAGTCAAGGTCATCAGGTTCATCGTCTTCAAACTCTTCATCAACGTCAATCACCTGAACGACCGATTTGCGCTTGGTACGGATCGGTTTCAAATCCACCGGAACGCGCAGTTCATTCCAGCCATCGGGAAGTTTGTCCTGTGAGATTCCCCAAGCGTAGGTCTTACGCTCCCAAAGCTCACAAAGCCGCGCCGCCAATGCTGTCTTTCCTGATTTCCGGACTCCCAGCACAAACACCAAGCCGCCGTCCAATCCGACAATATCCCGGACGACTCGACGCTCCCCGGCAGCGTTGTACCACTGGGCACATGCGGTGCAACCGGCGTGATACGCAGTCACACCCGCTTGTAAATCCAAATCTCGCTGCACCGTCCATCCTTTGGCGTCGGCGAATTGCAACGCGCTATTAAACAGCGATGCTCCCTCCGCACCAAGGACGATGGATGCCGCTTGTGGCCCCAGCTCACGGATTAACCTATCAGCCGTGTTTACGTCTCCAGACGTTGCGGCGAGCACTCCGGGAGCCATCTTCGCCGCTGCAACCAATTTCGCCAATCCGCCAACGCCGCCAATCATCAGACTGCCTGTTCCCACGAGGTGCCGTTCCACGTTGGGGCACCGTACGGAATCCCAATATATCCCGGAGTTCTTGCCCGCTGCGCGTTGGCGACCATGTAAGCCGGTGGAGTCGGAGCGATGGGAGCACTTCCAAGGTCGGTTCGAGGCGTTGTGTATTGCGCCATCGGGCCAGAAGAGATTGTCCTATTTGCTCGTTTGTATACCCAGTACGCCACTGCGGCTGCACCCGCCCAAAGCAGCGGATGTTTGGCGTCAAGCGGATTTCGCTTGTAGCGTCGTCTCTTAGCCATCAGACTTGTTTCCCCACTGCGTCGTACACCGCAATATCTGGACTGGCAGTTCTGAACCGTGGAAATCGTTTCGGTTTCATCAACGCCCACAACATGCCAACGCCAATCGCATACGGAACAACTTTTTTACGTGATACTTTTGGAAAATATCGTTTTATGGCATTCATTCGTACGATATCTCTCGTTGTTTCCAAAGCAAATACAAACCGGCGGCCGCTAAACCATACAGGCCATACACCACAAATGGGTCGACTTGTGTTCGTTTGTAGTTAACTAATTCGCCGTCTTCGGGATCAACGCTACTGCGTTTCCACTCCGCAATTTCCGAGTTCTGTGGATTGCGTTTCAAGGAGACTTCACCGCGCCACAACTTACCGGCTGCTTTTAGTGCACGCTGTCGATCCGTAAACGTGGCATCAACTGGCAGTGATCGCAATACGGACGTTGAAAATTGCTTCCAAGTTGCAGGCACGTTCAAATATCCTCAGTCGCTTGGAGTTACGCCGTAGAAGAAGACTCGTGCAACGGTGACAGCTTCAGCGGCTGTGCGCGCGGTGCCAGTCGGAAACGCTCCAGACGCAAGAAGAGTCCCTCCCTCAACATTGATTACCTGTCCGTTGTTGGGATTCCAAAACACTCCGGGAAACCGTGGCATTGTCGTACCAAGGTCTACCCAAGGGACAACGACTGGTGGCGTTGTAGTTCCGGGTGCTGCGGGTGCTCCGGGGGCTGCTGGAGCTGGAGTTTTCTTTGATGCGGCGTACGCCGTATACGCAACTAATCCAATTCCGACTGCGACGACTGATGCGATTTTCATCCCACGAGTCCCCTACCGTCTTGCCACTTCATCGGGCCAGTGAGTTGCGGCGACTCTCCCGGCTCAACCACCAGCCATTCCGGACGCGTTTCACGAGCGACTCCGTCGCCGCGATCTCCGGCTTCATGTCGCCATCTTGATCCGTCTGCGCGTTCGTATTCAATTGCAAGGAGCCGATGTACATGATCGGCACCATGCCGCGATACAAGTTGGCTTACAGCCATTTCAGCGTGTTGGGTCGTCGGATTCCGGCGAAGGATTCCAGTCAACCACTCTATATCTGGATCAATTGGTGAACGTCTTCGCTTCCTCATGACACCAAATACCGCCCGTTATTGGCGTACCACAATTTCGCCGCTGCTGCCGCTTCGACGGCAGTTTGGGCGGTGCCAATAATCATGTGCTCCGCAATTGTGAAGACGTTTTGTCCGTCCCACGCAAATCCTCCGGCGGACGGATCGTAAGCACCAAGGTCAACTGCGGTTCCCGGAACCGGGGGATTAAGCCTGTTTGCTCCGGTCACTGTTCCTGCGCCCGTTCCAACAGCCGCGGGGGGCGTGCCACTTGGCGTAGTTACTGGCACGGGAGCACGCTTGTAAAAAATGTCAATGGTTTCCGCTGTGCCACGAGAAATGGCGTTGCCAGCTTCACCAAGAGCGTTGGTTAGTGATTGCGCTGGCAGTCCCAACGCTCCGCCTTGTGCTGCTTTGTAGACGGCGTACGCTCCAATTACAATCGCAATATTCCGTCCCGTAATTGCCGAAGTTCCGCCCGGATTGCGACGCATACGATAAGCCATGTTAATCCTCCAACAAAAACAATAAAACGATTGCGCCAACTCCAATTAGCAGTGCTCCACTGCCAAGGGTGCCGACGCCGGGCAAAGTGAGTCCGCCGGAAGGATCAGTAGCGGTTCCGGGCACAGGAGCTGGCAATACACCAGAACCAATCATTGCTGGTTTGTCGACATACAAAGTGTATTTAAGAAAATAAACTCCCAAACCCAGAAGAACAACACTTCCAAGGAGAGTCCACACCAAAGCTGGAATTGCAAATACTGGCATTAGGTCTTGGCTACCCATTCAATGACGATTGACGAGTTTTCCCTAAACACGCTGGCAACAATTGGAAAAGGCCACAGAAGCCCACTAATTGTAGAAATGAATGAGTCAAATACCCAGTCTGGCGCATTAGGGGTTAAGTCAATAACCATTTTATACCTGCTGCTTGGGTCAAGCTCCGGCAAGTTTGGTCGTGTGGTGAATGATGTTCCAGTAGCCACTTGTTCCCACGGCACGGTTTTACACTCCAATTGATGGCAAACCACATTGCCATCGTTTTATTGTGCGTTCGACCGGCACTCCTCCGGGCGCAGTTGCAGGATTCTGGCCGTAATGGTTATTCCGCGTTGAATGGCCCGGTACGTAATAGTTTCCCATCCGCTGGGAACCAAAAAATACCTGTCCGGTTTTCGGGTCAATTGCTTCTGCCTGCGGATGTGCCGACAGTATTTCGCGCAAGAGCTGAGCATCAAGATTCATTCTGCAACTCCAAAACAGCTTCAGGCAATAGAGCTACCATCCCCATCCTCCCCAGAAAGAGTCCCAGCTTGGCGGCTCGTATGCGGGTGGCTCGTATGCGGGCGGCTCGTATGGCGGCGGCTCGTAGACGGGTGCGGGCGGCGGCTCGTACACGGGTGCGGGCGGCGGCTCGTAGACGGGTGCGGGCGGCGGCTCGTACGGCTGCTGATAGTTCGGCGGCGTATATGGGGGCGGCTCGTAAACGGGTGCGGGCGGCGGCTCGTAGACGGGTGCTGGGGGAACAAATGGATTGTATCCACCGCCATAATCAACCGGGGGAACATATTCCGGGGGCGGCTCATATACGTACACCGGCGGCGGCAGAATTGGCACCGTTGTTCCGTCGTACACGCCAGTTGGCGGCTGCCACAAATCAATCGGCGGCGCGACATAGGGAGGGATATACGCTTCCACGGGTGGCGGCAACATGCCGGGGCCGTCGTACACAGGCGACGGTGAAACTTCTGGAGGCGTATATGTTTCCGCGGGTGGCGGCAACATGCCGGGGCCGTCGTACACAGGCGACGGCGACGGGGGAACATATGGATTGTATCCACCGCCATAATCAACCGGAGGCGGTGGAGCCGGGGTACTTGGTGACGGTGGCACGTACGGTTCAATGTAGGGCGGATATTCCGGCGTTGGCGTGGGATTTACAGGCTCAACGTAAGGCGGCTCACCGTACGGAGGGTCTTCGTATCCCGGCGGAACGTATGGCGGAACGTCTGGCGGTGACGTAGGTGCCACCGGCGGAAGCATTCCGGGGCCGTCGTAAACGGGATCGGTGTAGGGCGGGCCATATCCCGGATCGGTCGGAGGAGTGTAGATTGGTGAAGCAGTCGGAGGAACGTATGGCGGAACTTCCGGCGGAACGTACGGAGTAACGTTTGGCGGAATGTATATCGGTGAGTCCGGGGGGAGCATTCCGGGGCCGTCGTAAATAGGATTTGGCGACGGTACGAACGGATTGTATCCACCGCCATAATCAGGGGGAGGAGGATAAATTGGCGTGGTTTCGCCGGGAAATGGCGGCTGCGTTATTGGAGGTGTCACAGGCGGAGTGGGTGGCACGACCGGCACGACCGGCACGACCGGCACGACCGGCACAACGGGCGGAACTACAGGCACAACCGGAGCAATTGGATTTGTTGCATTGGGCGGTGAAATGTCGGTATATGGCCTTTGGCCGTACCAGTTTGAACCAATTGGCGGCGGCAAAGTCGGCGCATTTGGATCGGTGCCATTAGGACTGGCAGTGCTGGCTGGCTTCCTAAGCGACAACCACAGAAGTGCCAAAGCTCCGATTGCGACAGCGTCCGACGTTGCCACTTAAATTGCGCCCTGCTGCTTGAGAACGGCGTATCCAACGGGGCCGACTGGCACCAGCTTGCCCGCCATATATGAGTCCTTCAAGGCTTGCGTGATATCAGCAGGTACTTGTGGATATCCACCAAATACGCCGGTGGCCGTATCGCTGCGAACCCATTCAGACGCGGGATACGCCACATTCCCGCCGAACACCGTAAATGCCCGTTGCGAACCCCAAGGGATATCGGTGACGTTCGCCATATTTGCCTGTATGCCGTAGGACGCAAACTCGGATGGAGACGCAACATATACCCAACGACCATCGGTAGATCGCTGAACCCAGATTTGCTCGTTCAAGGTCGTGGTTGGAAGACGTGCACGCCAAGCCTTGTACGTTGGCGTATCCGGTCGGCTGATGGGAGCCGCTGCCGGTGGAGTGGTTCCCGCTGCCGGTGGAGTGGTTCCCGCTGCCGGGGGAGTGGTTCCCGCTGCCGGGGGAGTGGTTCCCGCTGCCGGGGGAACCGCCGACTTAAACGCTTTAACGATAGAGTCGCGCGTCGTTGCCCCCCAAGGAGAGAACAAAAACACTGCACCGGCCAAACCGACATAAACCGGCAAATTATCAGACTGTCGCGACATTACGCTTGCGCCTCCGTCCATGATATGCGCCCGATAAGCGACGGACTGTTAGAAATGAACCACGTTGATTGACTTGTAAGCGTTTGCGAAACCGACACTGTAGCGATGGTTGCTGATTGAACGGCTTGTATCACACCGGCGGAACCAGTTACCGATCCGGGACTTCCGAGGTAAATTGTAGCTCCAACCATTGCGTTCGTAAGAACTGAGTTTGAAAACGTCGTTACCGTGGTCGATTGCGTAAAGGTTCCGTTTCCAGAAGAGCTTAGATAAACCAGTGAAACTGGCGTTGCACACATCGTCATGACATCGGGGCCGTCTGGGTAGCGCACTGAAACCGAGCTGGTTCCTCCACCGAGGATGCTGTTTCCCAAATCGCGAACCAAATTAAGTTCTTGCTGCGTAACACCGCCAGAGTTCGTGAAAAACGAAAACACGTTTTCACCGCCCGAAATTGTCTCAGTGCCGGTTGAATGAATTATGTATTGGGCAAGCGATGAACCACCAATGTTTGCCCATGTTCCAGATGAAACTGCACCATTCAATATGAGGTCGACTTTGAACGCGGTTGATGAAGTTGTAAAGCCGTCCATTTGACGAAGAACCATTTGCATCCGATTCACGATTTCCCGCGAACCTAGCAAACTGCCAACAAAACCATTATCAACCGAAGGACTGACGCGCAAGGAAATTATTGGCCTGCGCGTTGCATTGATCGTCCACACTGCCGGAGCCGCCATGCCGGTATTGAACACCAGCGACTTGTCGTCGTCATATCTTCCATCCATCATGACGCTTGATCCCCAATGAGAGACCGTCGATGCTTGCGACGGTGCATGTAGCTGCACCTGAATGGGGCCGGTTGCCGAATACGTCCAAGTTTGAGCGGATGTCGTAACGCCAATCGTATTGCGGGACGCAATGGTAAGGACGTTCCCTGAACGCGCCGAATAGGAAATATATTCCACCTGCGCCAGCGCACCGCCGGAACCACCCGTCGCAGTGCTAAGAAATACCGTGCCGCTTGGCGGAAAGCTCGTGGCGTCGGCAACGGTTAAGGTCGCACCCGTCGTTGCGGAGCTGGACAGCGTTGCCGCAAGCGTCGTAATTGGTGGGACGGTGGTAGTTTCGTACCGCGCCGGAAGATTACCGGAACGCATGTACGCTTCAGTGTTCACATTGTTATTGACAATACGGTGGGCGTAGACAATTTCTCCACGATTATTCTTGAAACCAAAGCGAATTGCCCCAGCACCGTACCACGAATAATCAGCATAAAACATCTGCATCTTTGTAAGATCGACATTGAAGCCGCTGGCACCAGTTCCATCACAGCGATCTATATTCCACGTTGACTGCGCGTACCTTGTGTCAACAGTCTTCGAAATAATTAGATTGGAAGCAACATTTGATACGGTAGCTCCACGATAGTTAGGACTGATGAACATGACCGTATCTGACAATATCTGAAGTACTTGATACGTACTCCCTCGAATTACAATAGTATCTCCGGGGCTTAGCTGCTTCGAAAATTGCGTTGAAGTACCGTTGATTTGGCTGGGATTAGACGAAATATCGACTGCGCCAGTACCACTGATTTGTGATGTGCTCGAACGCTTGACGGCGTACAAGTTGAGTCCGTCATGCTCGAAAAAGAACCCATTTTGCGAATCAAACATTCCAAGACGGTTTTTTGAACCGTACCACTGGCCCGGAGTTACTTGATACGATCCGGTTACCGCACTTGCAGTTGCAGTCGTGGAAGCAAGAGTTGACGTTGCTAGAACTGTCAGTTGCAATATATTGGGTGTTGTAGCAACAACGTACGTTCCGTTGTACCCAGCTTCATTAACGCCACTGATAATAATCTGGCTTGACCCAGACGCACTCAAACCGTGTGGCGTTTTGCACGTAACAGTGATTGTGCTGCCAACCGTTGTTCCACCTGCACTGATTGTGTCAACCGTCAAAGCAGGCTTCAAAATTGATCCGGTTGAAAATTGTATCCCTTTGCCACTTTGATAACGGAAATACCGACGTGTCTGCCGAACTACCGTGTAACCGTGTGCCGCAATTTGGTTGGTAAATTGCACGCCGCCATCATATGCCCGATGGGTGACGTAACCCGGATTTCGACTATACAGCGTTGTTGAAAGACTGGAGAGCGTTGCAGTTCCCGGCGTAAGTGCCGCTCCACTGGCGTTCGTTGTGATGCGGAATTGGCTTGTACTCTCAATCGAGCTGACCACCCAAGGCCCGTTGCACGTTGTGCCAGTAGTTCCCGAGGTGCCAGTTACAAAGACATGATCACCAACGGTCAAACCGTGAGCGGTAGCAGTTGCAACGGTCATGACGCTTGAGGACGATGCAACAAGAGACCCGGATGAAGCAAGGGGTATTGCGGCTCCTGTATAAAACGTCCCTGCAAACACCGTAGTTTTCAACGAATCCAATACAGGACTTGCCACTACAGGCGTGCCAATGAGCTTGTATGTAACAGTTGTTGTGGAAACCGTATCAGCGATTTGCCATCCGTCACATGACGGATCAAGACTTCCAATAACGAAGATTGGTTGACCAACACTAATTTGTGAAGCCACTGTCGCTGAAAAAATAAGCGTTACTGTGGTCTGCGAATTCGCAGTGGCATAAGTCATCGTATTCAGCGTAATACCAGTCACCGCGGAATTGACCGGCGAAGTGGCATCGTAATACGCTGATGGTCTGTTTACCAACAAACCGATAGATTCCCACTTTGTCGGCTGTATCCCGTACTCAAAGTCAGTATCAATTAAAGCTTGAGGAGTCGAAACTCGCTGCTTACCAACCGGATCAAAAAACGTTTCTGCGGGAGCGATTTCCTGATACGTTTCCTCAACAAGAATTGACAGCTTGTGCGTCGACAACATCGCTGTTGTGGAATACCCAGTGAGAACGATAGTTGTTGACTCAGTTCCTGAAGCAAAGCTAGTGGTAATTGTTGCTCCCAAACTTGGATCACTGAAGTTGTACAACACAACGCCTTGTGTCACGTTTGTAATAAGAAGCAATTGTTCTGCACGAATTGCTTTTCCAATTACGGTGATGGTGGACGTTGCTGGAACGAACGTATAAGCTTCAAGAATTACGTGCTTTGCCATTTTTTATACTCCCAGTGCAATGAAACGTGGCGGCAATGGATAACGTCTTACGCTCGTGCTTGTTGTACCGTTGTCATTTGGCAGTTGTATCTGCACATTCGCGCCGCGTGATGGTGGACGATTCATTACAAGAACGCTTTGTGATACTCCGTTAATTGGACGAACGACCATTCTGAATTGACCAGCTTGATCAATCGGACTTATCCACGGAAGCGAAGACTCTTGCAAGTATGGCTGTTGAACACTGCCGTTAATTACTACTTGGCAGTCTATGGAATTGTAAATCCGTTGGTTTCTCGTTTGGTTTGTTGTCAATGCAAAACTTGCCCTCCTGCCGTCACAGTATGCGCTGATATTATTGGGGCTTGTTTTCTGTAATGCTTGTGCAGCGTTTACACTGGTAAGTGGAACATTCGAACCGTTCCAAGTGACAATGATATTTCCCGTGCCACTCGCTGTAAATGCGCTATTGTCCCCAATCCGCGAAGCTCCACCAGCAAACCACACCATCACATTCGTAGACGTTCCCCACACGACTGGTTCGGTGAACCGAAATGTTCCACTTGGAACAATGATCATTCCTCCCACTGGCAACGACGCAATTGCCCGCGTTAGGGGAACACTGGAATCGCTATTTCCCGTTGGATCAGCTCCGAAATCTGTAATCACTCTCCAACCGGAAAACCAATCCGAAACGCTTGGCATTAGAAGACTCCTCCGATTGGCCCCATCGCTGTTGCGCCAATTGCAAATGGAACCGACCCGGACGGGTTTCCCAATGCTGCGCCAACGATGCTTGACGATGCAGGCTTCAAGAGCACTCTTGACGCAACAACCATTGCAACAAACGCAACTCCGAAAATAACCAACGGATTTTTCATTAGTCGTCCGATAGTAACAATAAAACTGCGAGGAGACTTACGCCAACCACGACCCGTTTATCAATTGCTTCTAGTTTCGCCCCAGCTACTACTGCGCCAATTGCTGTGGCAATCGGCGTGGGAACTGGTTCGGGTGCGGGTGCTGGTGCTGGTGCTGGAGTGACATCGGGGGGCGAAGTTGACGGAGCGGCAATTGGTGCGGGTAACACTGCTCCGACTAATCCGGCGCGGTACGCAAGCACAGCTTGAACCAGTTGGGGAGTTTCCCCATTTTCCGGTATTGCCATACCGGCTCCGTAGACAGCTCCGGCACCGGCGTTATACGCCGCTAATGCCAAAGATTCCGAACCGAATTCATCCAAATGGGATTTAAGCAGACGCGCAGCATATATCAGAGAAGCGTACGGATCACGTCCATCTACCGTTGGGTGCCAACGTGGAACTAGCTGGGCAATTCCCACCGCGCCAGCATCACTAATAATCTCTGGATCAAACTTACTTTCAACGTAAATTAATGCCACAAACAAGTTAGGATCAATGCCAGCAGAGTCAGCGGCAGTGCGTGTAATTGGCTCCCAGAATGACTGATCGCTGCTCATGCCGACGCTTCAGAAGCTGCAACTACCGTTTTCGACTTGGTTGTTTTCGCAGTTGCAAGCTTCTGCACAAGTCCTTCCAGTTGTGCAAGTCTCTCCAGCAGTTCGCTGGTGTCCGGCACCGGCGGAGACTCACTCTCTGGCATTGCATTGCTAGCACGCTGTTCGTGTTCCTCTCGTTCTTCGTCCGTGAACGGGACAAACACTTGCTCGCCAGTTTCACAATTTACAACAAGTTTCATGATCTACCCCACAATTGAACGTACGTGCCAACCATCCAATCAGTGACACCAGTAGCTCCTAAAATTGATATATCGGTCACATTATATGTAGACGGTATTGCAACATGATAGCCATTAAACCAACCGCGATATGAGTCAAGAGCACTCGTACCGTAATTGTCCCAAGTAGCCGAAATTGTTTGTACATGTGGCGTCGCCGTGCGTGCGTAGTTAGGTATTGTTGCCTGAAATTGTCCCCAGCCGTTAGTAGTGCCACTGCCTCCCCAATTGCAAATTGCCCTCCATCCGGTAGTCGCGTTGCGAGACTGGGTAAATGCCGTTGCCGTAGACGGAACTTTACTGTTATATCCTTGGTAGCCTGTTGTTACACCGTTAACACGTAACATGACTTCTTCTACAGCGGTACCATTACCAAACAGGCGACCAGTGATTAATAAATCTGTGTACGTCTGCGGAATACTCGTGAAATTGATCGACCCGTTATATTGAACTGTGACGTTTACCGTTGCAATAAGGGTAAGTGCACCACTGCCGCCGCTGGAAGCTGAAGTAAGCTGAGTCCACACTGCCGCCGGTGCTGTACCGGCAACCGTGCACACAAATATTTTTGCGTTTTGTGTGACGACAAAATCTCCAACGCTCCACGTGCCTGATGTCGGGGCGGACGACGCAGTACCTCCGACAAACCGAGTAGCTGCCGTTGCGCCCGTCAAACCGGACGGCTTCAAAGCCGTGCCGGTAATTACAGCCGTTTGTGTTAAAGCGTACGAGCTGTCCCACGAAATAGTCGGCGTTGTTCCGCTGGTCGATATGATTGGAGCCGTTGCGCTAACACCAGTGACTGGTGAACCTACGACAGTGTTTCCCGCCATTTGCACCCATGTGCCCTGCGGGCCGCCGGTTGGCGCAATTGCGGTGCAAATCCAAATTGATCCTGTTTGATCAATTACGAAATCACCCTTTTGATACCCGGTACCGGAAGTGGGCTTTCCATTTACGGTGCCGCCAACAAATGCTGCACCGGCAGTTGCGCCGGGAACACCATTCGCAACCAGTGCGGAAGCACTAATAGGAACTGTTTGATTTATCACGCCATTTGGTGGCAGAGAAATTGTTGGCGTTGTGCCAGCAGTAGATGACAACGGAGCACTTGCTTGAACTCCGGTCACAATGTTGCCCGGAGTCGCGCTGGCCGCCAGCATTTGCCATGTGCCTTGGGGAGCTGCAACCGAACTGCTTTCCGTGCAAATCCAAATAGCCGCTGTCTTGTCAATTATGAAATCACCTGCAAGGAACGATCCTGAAGTAGGCGCGCCGTTATTGGTTGCGCCGACGAACCGACCACCCGCAGTGGCTCCGGGTAAACCTGTGGCTTGGACGCTGGTTCCACCAATCGTGTTTGTTTGGACTATTGCGGCAGAAGGATCGAGCGAAATAACCGGCGTCGTGCCACCAGTTGACAATAGTTGCGTTGCAGCATAAACACCAGTTACTGGTGGCCCCGGATATTGATTGGCAGCGACTTGCACCCAAACTCCACCACTTGAGTTACCTTGAGTGCAAATCCAGAAACTACCAGTTAAATCAACAACGAAATCACCAGTAACAAATGTGCCACTAGTAGGACAGCCGTTGTACCGTCCCCCAACAAATCGCGTTGAATTGGGATCAGTACCCGTCAATCCACTGGCAACAATTGCGGAGCCGGTGACGATGTTTGTTTGAGTGATTGCGTTAGCGGCTGGCAATGAAATGGTTGGTGTTGCCAATCCATCCGATGCCAATGGCAACGACGCAAGTACCGACGTGCCAGCACTTGGCGACCCTGCACGGAAATCAAAGATTGAATTGTTGGTTCCAGTTGCCGATGGCAACGAACCCGAACCCGTAAAGCTCACACCAACATTGAGCCATACACAAACGTTTGTAAGACCAGTCCAACTTAAGGAGCTTCCAAGTCTGTATGTGCCCGCGGGAACAATAACCATACCTCCACCGTTCGAGGATGCACGATCCATCGTCCGCTGTATGGAAGGCGCGTCGTCATCGTTGCCGTTTCCTAAGGCTCCAAGCTCGCGTACCGTGTACCACGAATAGAGGTAGGAGTTGAGTCCCGGCGCAGTCATTAGACAGTGACTCCGTACAAGGAAAATACGCTACCAGCAACAAAGTCTCCGGCAGACATCGTGTAGGTAACGGTGCTAATTGCGGCAGTGTTGTGCCATTTGCTGTAAATCAAATATCCATCAGGCGCACTAGCAGCTGGACTTTGCGGCATTATCTGTTGACCCTGCGTCCATTTATGAAACGTCGTGTTTAAATAATTCCAAACATACATTTCTCCAGAACTACGACTGGTAGCAATTGCGCTCGAATTGGCTCTACCACAAATAATGTAGGTTGATGTTGGGTAAACATCGTTGTTATTTGTTGGCCCCCAACGTAAATCTTTTGTTCCGTAATTGGCTCCGGTATCTCCATTAAATCGCAGTTGAACATACTGATTGTTTGCATCACTCGTAATTGCGTCAAAACGAACATAAAGATCAGTGTATCCGGTTGGAACACTCGCAAACACAATTGATGTAACTGCTGTTGAGACGGTAACTGTTGCAATCAGCGTGGATTGACGACCTACTCGTACAGGATTTGCTAACGGCATGTTAGGTCAACTCCGTCACACGCCAATTACCAGCGGCGGTTGTGCCGTACGCCGTCACAATTCCCGTATATCCGGCTGGAACCTCGTAATACCCGCCAACGTTAACGGTGACGGCTTGAAGGACAACAGTGAAATCTGATCCTGTAGCTCCGCTTCCAAGCTTCACATGCGAATGACTAGAACTGTCGTTATAGATAGTCGCTCCACGTCGTGCGCTATTAGCTGCAAGCAGCGTGGTTGTTGCAACAGCCACTGGAATAGCCGTCGTTGTTGCAGTACCTGTGCCAGCAACAACGACTGGCAGCGATGCCGAAGCGAGTGCTTGTCCAAGACTAAATGCAGACCCATTGACTTGTGAAAGGTTCTGGTTTGCAACGTTGGAGATATTGACGTTTGTATTACCAGCAGCCACATATGGCGTGAGATAGATTTGGATTCCTTGACCGACTGCAAACGTACCACTAACGTTCGTTACTCGTGCACGGACAAACGCCGCACCAGCAAGCACATTAAACGTCGTATTAGAAGTTACGCCAGTCTTTACGGCATTCGGGTCTGGCATTGTGATAAATACGCCAGACTGCGAATTGCTTCCTTCAATAATGATGTCGAAACTTGCGGATGATGCATTCATGTATGCATCAACATGGACAGCATTATATGAACGCAAATCAACAATAGTTGAACTTGACGACGCTTGAGCAACTGGAACTTGAAAGGCAGGGGTTGGAAGTCCCTTATAGGTCAGTGGCGTTTGAATCAAACTACTCACAATTTCAATCCTACCCTAAATACAACGCGGCTCACCAGCCATAAGCCGATGAGCCGCACTGTTCGATTGGTTGCGATTACTTACCGGCGTTGCTCGGATGCGCCAAATTGAAATCGTACCTGCGGTAGAAAAAGTTGAGTGCGGCAGATGAAGTGGTCTGCACGCCGTACTGAATCTGCACCGCCCCTGTACCAACGCGGCGGAGATCAAGGCCGTAGATTGGATCACCCCTCACTGCATATTGCGCTACGTCAAGGTGGATCAAACCTGAATCGGACTGCGTGCCAAGCGTGAACGTGCCGATGGTTGACGCGCCAGCGTCGTCCGCGACTGGGAACACGTCTCCCTGCTGCGTGATGATTTCCGCCGCAATTGAATCTGTTGCCAACGCTCCCTGTCCGTATTCAAAGACAGTGTTGCTCCCGAGTACGTCCTGCAACCGAAGAGAATTAAGAACGGTTGAACTCCGAGGAGACCCACTACCGGCCGTCGTCATTGCTGTAACCGAGTGCAAAAGACTGCCAACCGGAACGTTTTCGTAGGTTCCAAACGCGCTTGTAGTCCCGGCCAAAGATGGCTGAGTCTGAAGCCACGCCGGAAGTGCTCGCGGCAAATACGCTTCGAGTGGGTCACCAGCTTCTGGCAGAACACAATCTAGATAAACGTCTATGGTGGCGGCATTAAGCGTCACAGCACTGCCGATTGCGTTTGCGCCCCCGAAATTGCCGGTGATGGTCAGGTTTCCGCCAGTGGAGGGTGCGATGCCACCGGACAAATCCCATCGGTTTTCGTCAAGCCGCCCCGTCGCTCCATTGAAGACCAAAGGCGAAACGCCGAAATGGATGTAATACGCGTACTGAGGCCCGTACACATTGGTTTGTGATGCAGCGACAGGAGCGGGCCGCTTCGGCGACAACCACTGCAAGAAATGTCGCTGGTGGTAGTAGAAGGTACGCATATCGAGAGCTTGGAAATAAGTGTGTCCAGCTCCTGAAAGAGTCATCGACGAAATAACACGGTCGTAACCGTCGTTATAAGTGCCGGGAGTCCCAGTAGTGCTAACGGAAGATGGACGAACGATCAACCACATGCCGCAAATGGTCTGCGGCTTATTCGACAAATCGAGCGAAAACGACCCGTTTGCACTCCAAGTGATCGAGACTGGATGTCGGAGAGTCTGACGCTTTGCCACTTCAATAATCCTTCAAGTACCGGGGTTTAGAAACCCATCGTTCCCACGCCCAACAGCTGAGACGTTGACATCTGCTGCTGTGCGACCTGTCCAGAGCCAACTGATGCCATGTTCGAATACCCACCGCCCATCGAGGGCGGAGGAAGCGTGGCACGGGCCGACGGCATTGCCATCGGGGTAGCGGCGCGGCCGGTCATGGAGCTGACTCGGCTGGCGAAGTTGGGAGTCCCCTGAAGAAGATTGACCTGTCCAACCAAAGACGCAATTACATCGGATGCGGCAATAGCCGTCGAACCGAGGATCAAATCACCCTTGTACTGATCGGAAATCGGAAGCATTGGTGCAATAAATGCTGCGTTCAGCGCAGCTCCGATTGTTTCCATCGCGCCGGTAGACAGTCCGGGACGGACGTTGTCAACCATCGCGGCCACCCCCGGAAGAAACGAGGTCAGAAGCGAACCAATGTTCTTGCCAAGATACACGCCAGACGCGGCAGCAACTCCACGCCCAACGTTAAGCCCGAGTACTTGTCCCCTGCGATACAACGCCACTTAATTACCTCCAGCACAAATCCAACTTCTTGGATTAACAACTGGACAGTAAGCCTTCAGGCACTCTATGGCAAGTCAAAAACGTTGGTACTGCTGTTTTCTAAGATTATCAGTCATTAAAACGTGGAGCTTGTAGTGGTTTGTTCAGGTGGCATCAACAGCGACTGCAAACAACTTAGGAGCTGCTCAAGGTAGTTTGGCGTATCAAGCACTTTGGCAACCAATCGTCCATGCGTCTGATCCTGCCGGTATTTTCCCGCCACAATCCGCACCAATGATGGCGGAGTTTTGGCAGCTTGTGTAACAAGTGCCAACAACTCTGGATTACCGGCGACAGCGTGAGAACGAGCGTTCTCAAACAACGCGGTAGCAGCTTGTTGTGGTGGTCGGTCAGCGTAAGCGACGACACTTGCAATCAGATTGATAGCCACGTTTTCCTCTTCTTCGTTTGGCACTCTCGCTAATTGACGCACTTGCGGAGAACGTTTGACCGTCTCCTGCACTGCATCAGACCCACTTGCGGCCGGTGACAAAATGCCTGCCAACAGCGGAGCCAAAGCGGGTGCAACTGCCTCGGCCAGTTTTATTCCGGCGGGACTATTCAAGAGACGTTCCCAACCGGGAGAGTCGGGATTTGCCCCAGCCGAGTCATCGCGTCGGTTCCCCCGTAGCGAGTCGGCAAGGTCTAACGCTTCCTCCAACGTTTCGCGGACGGTTGCCAGTTGGCTTGGCGGTTGTGCCGTGGAAACCTTTGCCCTACCCCTCGCACGGAATTGCCGAACCTTGGCCCGTGCTTCTTCAAGTGCCATGCGTTCCTGAAGGTCTGCCAATTGCTGTTGACGGGACAGCCGCCGTTCAGAAACGCTCTTCCGTGAACGACCCTTAGGTTTCGTCACAACGCTTTCCACGTCTGGTTTGGAACCAAACAAAAACTCTACCCACCCCATTTTATTCACCTGTCTCCGTACGTTCTGCAATTACGCGCGCGTGTGAGTGATGCAGATTTAAGCATAATAAGCAGTATTTAGCGTGTTTTCAAGGCAATTATAGGCTAACCTGCGCTGTTTCCAATGAGTATGGCGCGATAGTGATGCCACAGTGATGCCACAGTGATGCCACAGTGACGCCACAGTGACGCCACAGTGATGATAAAGCGGTTTACGGTGCTTCCACTGTGGTGCCACAGTGCCGTTACGTAGTAGCACTGTAATTGTTAAGAGTAAGAGTAAGAGTAAGAAGTAGAAACTGTACTTCGTACAGGCAACGCAAGCGTTGCCATCACCAAGAAACTTGGGATAGCATTCGTTGTGCCATACACGCCAGCTTCACTTAAACGCGCTCGTTCTCGCTTGCGTTTGACGCAGGACAGCTTTGCAATTGCAGTCGGCGTGAGTGCTGCTACGATTAGGTCGTGGGAATTGGGACGCAGTTCACCGAGCCGATTAGCGACCAGAAACTTGGACGCAATGCTGGAGTCGTCCGAGGTGCAAGAAGCCTTAAGAAGACCGGCACGGGACAAATCAGCCAACAAGTTAGCCCGTCTCCAACCGGGAGACGTGCGAAAACTGGCACGAACGTTGCCCGTAACCGTAGTGACTTCACAGCGCAATGGAAAAAAGTTAAAAGACGCGTAATAAGTCGCGCTACACAACGTGCTTACGCATCGTTTGTTCTGTACCTTGTTTCATTGGGGTTTTGGATTGTGTGTTGGGAAATCTATAAAGGCTGGTAAGCAATGTGGTTGTTAGATCAAGTATCTGCAAATGATCCCGAAAATGGTGGATATGGGTATCTGGAGTTTAGTTCGTATCAAAATGGATATCACGAAGGCGTGGATTTTAATTCTGGTGTTGGAGCATGGGGAGACGAAGGATTAAATCTGTTGGCAATCGGTCGGCAGGTTCTTCGGTATCAGCAAAGTGGCACCAAGGGATTTGGGAATCACGCATGGTACGAGCTTCTGGATGGCCCGTTCGCTGGCGCATTCATCCATTATGCTCATGCCAAGTCATTTACCCATGACATGCTAGGAATGATCGCTAATCGAGGTGATGTCATTGGGCAATGCGGCCATACGGGAACCACGTTGCCCCATTTGCACGCCGTTGTAACCAAGTGCCAACCACCCACTTGGTATTGGTACGGAGCACCAAATGTTCCCAAAGCCGCAGTGGAAGCGTTGACGCATGATCCCATTACCGTTTGCAAAGCGTATGCAGACTGGGCTTCCGCCGGATCGCAAGAACCAATGACAGAGGAGATTGAAATGTCGCCGCAACTTAAAGCAATCCAAGCTGCACTGGACGATAGTTCGTATCCAGCTTCCGAGGTGCCGTCACTAATTGCGGCTTGTAGCGTGTGGCACGCAAACAGCGAAAGTCTCGCAAAGTGGATTGCAGAAATCGGCGCGTTGAAAGAGCAAGTAGAAGCGTTGCAGTCAGAACTGGCTACGTTGATGAAAAACGCGGCATCTGCAAAGTAACCACAAAAAAGCTATTGCGAATAACACTTCATGAAATTACATGAGGAGCCAACGTTAGGTGAATACATTGCCGCTGTCATCAGTGTTATTACAGTGGGCTTGATTGGGTATTTGGCCGTTACTGGAAACGCAGCCGCTCAAACAAGTTTGGTTGCTTTAGCTGGTGCTGTTGGCGGAACATATTTTCAAACACGACAAAACGGAACAAATGACAAAAAACCTAAACCACGGTCTTCGAGTGTTCCATAGATGGGACTCTGGAAACGTTTACAAAACATCATTCAACACACTCTCGCTGTATTGGTGTTTTTGAGAATTGTGGTCAGCATCATTCGTCTGCTTGGATTGGTGGCTACGTTTGACGGAGTTGCAAATGGTTTGGGATTTGGAGCGGTGGTCGCTCCGTTTGAAGAAATGTTTGACGATTGGATAACCATTCCGGTGATGGAATGGTTTGCGCGTCAACTGAAGGCTTGAACACAACCACAGAAAACACAAAACCCCTGCCACACTTGGCAGGGGTTTTTGCTTGAAGCGGGTAACGGTAATGCGTCTAACGGTTGCGAGCGGGAAGTAGATATAGCTCCTGAGCGTGCGCCCAATTCTCTCCGTCCGCCAAAACGAACTGGCCGGGGAACGTTGAGCTTAAACTACGAACGTACCACTTGTAACCGGGGAGCGTCGGCACTTCCGCCGTCAAAAGAGCACGGAACCGATCCGGGTTGCCTTTATGCAAGCGTGCCAATTTGCGCTCCAGCTTCAAGCAGAACGCTGGCAGGTCGCTTGGCGAGATAACTACGAAGAAGTTCATTTGTTCAATGCCGAACACTGATGAACCGATCATGTAGGAGTGCGCCCATTCCGTTCGATTGTGCGTGCGAACGTAATTCATTGCCGTGAGCGAGGCGGTAACACGGGGGCAAAGAGCTTCGTTAGCTCGTGGCATGACCGAAATAATTCGCATTAGGGACAACTCCTGAACAAAAGTCGGCGCGTGCGCCGCTGCAAGAATGTAGCAAATAAGCCAGGGTGCTGTCAAGTGTGCGTTGAATGGCAGACGTGCTACACTGGGTGCCAACAGGGGAACCTGTTTTAGCTGAAAGGAAACGCAACGGTGGGTCAATGGGAACGCGCACACAAACCCTTGCAAGGGGGTTTGTTTGTGGATGAAATCTTCTGGATGAAACGATTTGAAGACTCTGACACCAACCAACCAGTTCGGTTGATCGTGATGGATTCTGATCCGCTTCAAGCTGCTCAAGTCACCCGCGGCAAGCGTTGGGTGTTTGGTTGGGACGCAGGTATTAGTCTTTCTGCGCCCGACGACAGTAGCTGGATCAAGGGATTTGTTGGTACCCAGCTCGCTGCCAAAAAAACTGCCGAAGCAATGGTCGTTACTCGCCGTAATGGGTCGCTTGATTCAGCAACGTGATTAAGTGGCAAGACTAATACGGTTTGTGTGCCGTATGCCGTGTGACGAACGCCGCAGACAGTCTCTGCGGCGTTCGTGTTTGTTGACGTTGGAAAGTGGCTGCGTCTGGAGCAATTGACAGACTGTGTGCCGTATGGCAGACTGTCTTGGCCGGTGATGGCACCGAGTTTTTTGGGAGGGTCGCTTGTGAACACTAGAGGCGGCGAAGTACAGGTACTGGTAAGACGGTACGTTGATCGTTTTGCGGACTCAAACGAGAGGGTTTGCGAAGAAGTCTTGGAACACGCGGTGGAAGGGCCGTGGGATATCGAGAACTTGCTAAACGCCGTGTATCCGTATGACGAAGCGGCAAAAGCCAGCCAAGTAGCGGTGTACGTTGATGGCCGCTTGAGCTATTTTGCGAGGTGGGTACATACGTCCCCTGCGGTCAACAATCGGCGTACCGGCTGGAATGTCAATCTGGTTGATGCTGGTGTTATTCAGTCGATGAATGATCTAGAAAACCGTATCGGCTCATGGCGTGCCAACGTCTTGTTTGATGGTTCGCCAGCATACGACCCTACGAGGTAGGAAGTCGCGTTGTACGGGGTCAGATGTTTTGCATCTGGCCCCGTTTTAGATTCAAGGAGCGTACATGAACGGCAAGACCAAGAGTATGAAGGCACGACCCAGAACGATTGATGGCGAACGTCTGCGGATGTTTCGGCTGAAGGTTCGCTGGTCACAGCAGCAACTGCAAGCCATGTCTGGCGTATCGTGGAGGACTATCGGTCGCATCGAGGCGGGAAACGACAGGGCGAACCTAAGCACGGTCAAGGCATTGGAAACCGCGCTTAACGTTAGTTTGTTGCCACAGGAAGGTTATTTTGATGGGACTCAATGACTCGATCATGAACGAGGTTGCCGGTAAGGTCGCATTGGCAAGCCTGACCGACGAACAACGCGCACGGTATTACCTCGAAGCCTGCGCTTATGTTGGGCTTAATCCTATTACCCGTCCTTTCGAGTACGTCTATTTGAAAGGTCGACTTGTTTTGTATGCCACTCGGACAGCGGCAGATCAGTTGCGTGCTCTTCATCAAATCTCCATTGATGTTATTTCCAATGTAATCGACGGAGACTGCGCTGTAGTTCACGTGCGCGGCCTGATGCCTGATGGTAGGTCTGACGAGGATTACGGGATAGTGACCGTAAAAGGTCTCAGTTCGGAGGCGGCAGCGTTCGCGCGGTTGCACGCTGTGACGAAGGCGAAACGCCGTGTAACCCTTGCTCTTTGCGGGTTGGGTTGGTTGGATGAAGGCGAAATGGCGACTGCATTTGACCAAAGCGGCGCGAACACTCCGCCAGCTCCGTCTAAGCCGTCAATCGAGCTGGTGCCGCCGGAAGACGCTGAAAAGATTGCGAATGACGAGGCGCGTCTACGTTGGCGACAAGTCCGCAACCATGCACGCTCTTTGCAAATTGCCAGTGGGGATATCGCGAAACATCTTGAGGAATTAAGACAATTGCGAACGCTCACCAATCACGACATTTACGAAGCTGCGGAACGTCTGGAGGAACGCATCAAGATTCGTCAACAAGAGGACGAGGCGTTCTAGTGAGCGTGCCAACTCACGTGAAGTACGTGCAATCGGCCACCGAGTTAGCCGATCACTGGAAGGTGGATTTGGTTGCCGAAGCTCTCCAAATCTCCTACGCACAAGTGGTCGGCCACTTGCATTTGTTGTGGTGGTTTGCCGCGAACGCGACAAAGGAGTCTCAAGATGTTGGGGACTTATCGCGATTTACACCAATTCAAATTGAGCGTAGGATCAAATGGCCGGGGGAACCCGGCCAACTGTTTGACGCTCTGGTAATGGCTGGATGGATTGACGTTGGCGAACACGGCAAGACGGTTCACGATTGGGCGGAACACAGTGGCGCAGGTGTGGTGCGATTGTTATCCAAAGCGGCACGCATGCGAGAATACCGTGCGCGAACCGTGGTAGCACCAGAGAGCCACAGTGCCGCCACAGTGCTGCCACCGACTGGAACGCAGACGCCAGAAGTGACAGCGTTGCCGCCGGTCATTGTTGCGAAAGCTGGCAATGCACGCGCATCAAAGGACTCCGAAGTAAATCCCGCTATACGAATCGTTCGTGAACTCCTTGGCGTTAATCCCACAGCCAGCGTGAGACAGGCAATCCTAGACGCGGTACCGAACCCTTCTGTTCGCGACTTGGAGCATTTCCGCGAATGCGCCGGGCAATGGAGGTTGCGGGGATATAACCCCCGCAACGTTAGCGGCGTGCTTGAATGGTTTGCCAACGGGATACCTGCTGCCAGTGGACGGCAACCAACAAGAACTGAGTCTGTCGGTGGTATGCGTGCAGTCGGAAGTCGTCTCGAAAGGGTACTTGGCAGTGAGTACAGCGGTGAAGCTGGCGGACGTAGTGGATTTGCTCGCGCTTTGGGGGAGCGTTTTAAGCCAACGCAATACGACGGTGACGGATCAAGAAGCGATTCTTCGCGCATATTGGGGAGTGGTTCAGGCTCGTGAATGGATCACAGTGGAACTCCTGACCGTTGTTTCGGATCGAGTGTTCGCCGAATGCAAATGGTTTCCTACCCCTGCGGAGTTTTTGGATTGGTGCGTAGCACTTAAGCCGAAAACGCCCGAACAAATTGTCGATGCATCGAGACTCCTTGCGACGTTTAGAAATCCGAAGACGGACTCTCCGATGGCCCGTGCAATCGAGACAGGCGTGTGGGATCGTGGTAGTGCTCGCGGACGTTTAATCAGTCGTGGAATTATCAATCCAACTACGAACGAAATTGACGCGGAATTACGAACAATGGATGTACGCGCGACATTGGAAGTCGCGCTCACTGCGCGTCTTAGTCATTGCGTTGAAGGTCACAAATGAGTACTAACAGCAAACCAGCTTTGGTTAAGCGTCATGATTCTTGGCAAGCCAAGAATATGACTCATGATGCGTTGATAGTCGAGCTTGTCAAAAGCATTGCCGAAAATAATGTGACATGTGGCTATATCATTGACAACAACAAAACACCAGTTGTCATGATTGACGATGCGGAGTATTTGGCACCAGATATGTTTGCGTTTGTTTCCAATATTGTGATTGGAATAGAAGCAAAAACAAAACCCTCTGGTATGTGGAAACTGAAAAAACGCAACTATTGGTTAATTGGTATTGACCGATGGAGTTACGATGAATATGTGGCGTTGGATCGTGCAGGAGTGCCAATAATTATCGTTGTTAAAGCGTTCGGAACACCGTACGCAGAGGACGAGTCGCGATATTTCGTCTCGCTGCTGTCGCGTGTAAAAACATTGTTCATTGCTCCGTATCCTACGGAGAAAGAAAACTTCTACGTAGTTCCCGTGCTTTCTTCGTTAACAGGGACTCCATTAGATGGGTGGACGGTTGTGCGGGATTTGGCGGATGTTGATTGGGTGACGCTTTTTGCGGAAGCGTTGTCGCATCGTCTATATGGGGCAAAGCAGCGAAAAGGTGCTGGCGCGAAACTCACTGGTAGCGATGGTTCGGGACGTACAACCGAGGTCGTGAATCCGTGGGAAAGTTTCGCCAGTTCATTCCAATCCGACCGATTGCGCCGATGACAAATCTTGAGACGCAAATGGCTCGTTTACACGAGATTTGCCAACAACAAGGTACCCGCCCAAGGTTTGACGATGTGTTGCCCGCATGTCTCCATATTGTTCGAGGAGCGGTCGTGCATCGGTGGGCGCAGTTCACGCCAACGGTAGACGCGGACGATATCACCCAAAAAGTGTTGCTTCGAGCGTTTCAGCAATGGCAGTTTCTAAGCTTTGAGAACGCACACAAGCTGGTGGCGTGGATGACCGTTTGCGCTCACAACTTGATACGGGATCAAATGCGGCATGAAACGTGTGTTCGCATGGAAACGATCCTTCCCGAGCGGGACTATGAACACGCTGACCCGCAAGAGGTGGAGCGAGAGGTGTTAAGCCGATTGGCATGGCGTGCAACGAGACAACTAGCCTACACAATAGCCAATGGACAAGTACTGGTGGAACTGGCGGAGGGAGATACTGATTTCCCGACTTTGTACGCTTCAGGAACCCTCGGACAGACCCACAGTGCTGTTAAAGCACGAGTGTTCAGAGCACGACAACGATTGCTTGAGTTAACTTCGGAATGGCGGGAGACTCCTTTATGAACGACTGGTTGTTGGTACAGACTCTGGAATATGGGATAGGACGCGTTGAACAACATCCTATTCGATTTTGGATCGTTGCTCCGCAAGAGACAACGGACGCTGAAGATTGGGTCTGTTTTGTGTTGTTCCTTCGCACCCAACATTTTGCAATGTGGGTCGCAGCCAGCGAAGCTGAACTTCGAGCGGAAATGGCACGAGCTGGACTACAAGTGGATGAAGTTGCGCGAAGCTCCACAATCGGTATTGGTGCACCGTAAAGCCGCGCCGCTGACCGAGACAGGCAGACTTGCAGTCAAATGGCAGACGTGCTACAATCGGCGGGAAAGGGGCTTCCGATGAACTATATTCAGTCCGATCTGTTGTTTGGCGGCACGCATGATCTGGTCACCCGCGCTCTTGACGCGGAGTGGGCAATGAACGACGCGCTAAACGCGCTCAATACCGGCGACACTTGCGAGTTTGCAGTTAACTTCTCGTTGTACGCCGAAGCGGTTCGCGTTCACACTGCGTTCGGAAAATTGATTGTGGAAGCTGGGCTTCAGTCTGAATACCGCCAAGGCAGCATTGATCGCATAAACGAGTACACGCGCCAAATCCCACGCAACTAATCAACAGTCCGCACAAACCCTCTAACTCCCTGCATGGGTTTCCATGCAGGGAGTTTTTGTTTGCAGTCTGGAACTAGTCTAATCACCCTTGATGAATCGAAGCTCGCTGTTGTAATCCTTCATAGAGCTTTTGAACCAATCGGGACGTACCAACGTCTTCAGTTCTGCAATATCTGCTTGCAGTTCTTTCATCTTAGGAGCGTATTTCTTTCTGTCAGCAGGGTCTGGGTATGGGTAACCAAGGTCTTCGTGAATCTCTAGTAACTGACCGAGCTTTTCGCTTAGAACACCATGATAATAGTTATCTTTATCCATCGTTGTTAGGCTTTGATCGGCTTGTTCGTATCGGTCAAACGGGTTTCGACGGTATCGTTTAGGTCGTGGATTACGATTGGGTCTTTTCGAGAACCACCACAAGCCACCAATAGCGGCAATGGCAACAAGTACTGAGTTATTCAACGTATCACTCCGTGTTCAATCTTCTAACAACGCTAACAGGAAAAGTGCACCAATGCCTACACCAAGTGCGACTGATGATGTCTCAATTGCTGGTGCAGTTACTGGCACAACTGGCGGGACGGCTGTTGTTGGCGGAACGGCTGTTGTTGGCGGGACGGCTGTTGTTGGCGGCATGGCTGTGGTTGGCGGTGCTGGTGGCAAAGTCGGCAGCATCAGCGGCGGTGCAGGTGCCGTAAGCACTGGTTCTTGAATTGGCTGAATGATTACGGGCGCACTGTCGGCAAGCCATTGGGCCGGATCAAGTGTGCCTCCACCGGCCGTTGTTACAACTCGGTCTTCGGTAACGGCAAAGTGTAGGTGCGGCCCCGTTGTGTAGCCGGTCATTCCGACTGCGCCAATTTGTTGACCAGCAACCACTTCTCCGATTACCCGAACATCCGGTGCGTCTGATCCATGACCGTAATACGCTGTTGTCGTGCCATCTGTCGATAACAGATACAACGCATTTCCGGCAGTTCCCGAAAAATACGGACGAGTCGTGCCATCGAAAACAGCGAGCCACGGAGTTCCAAGAGCGGCCGGTAGATCAGTCGCTAGGGCACCGTCATAATGTGCAGTGACTCGCTGTCGTTCTGGTAGCGGAAAACTCGCTGCCGGAGTGACCACTTGTTGCTATCTCCTTGCGTGCCTAGCCGCCCATGCGGCCGCTCGTACTGAAGTTGTCCTTGAACCACCGCCCCACAAGGCATGTGCCACGGCTCCATGTGAGGGGAATCCCATCGCTCCTGCTTTGGCAGATGGCGCGTCTAGATCGACCATGTGACGTGCGAACCAACCGACCATTCGACGCGCTTTGTCTTGGCTGACAAATCCAGCAGCCATTAAGGCGGCTTCGTGGATGGTTTGTGCCGTCACTCCTGCGCCAGCTTTCCCTGCGTGGTACCACAGGAGTCCGCGCGTCGCATTCGCACGAATCCAATTAGGTACCACTGTTGCCATGATCAATAATTGCCAATTGGTTCACCGCGATAATTTTCATAATCATTGCGGTACTTGCGCTGTCGCTGGTCAATAGAAACGTTTTCATTGATCAAGCGTTGAATTGCTTTAGTTCGCGCTGCACCGTCTGGTGACTGACCGACGCGCTTTAAGGCAGCCAGATTCCGTGCCATTGCGGCATTCGCTCGCTGCAAGTTCGCGTAGGCTCGTTTTGCTTTCGGCAAGCTGTACGGATTGCGCCGGACTTTAGTACCGGCGGCTCCGTGTCTGTGCGCCCGAGTGCATCCCGGATAATGCAAAGTAGTTCTCCTTAGTGGCTAGGGGAAATAGCCATAACGCTTCTTGTGAATATACTGTCCAGCGCGTGTGCTGCGAGACAAATTGTCCATGTCTTCTCCGCTGGAAAGACCTATTTTGCGTTCAACACTTTGAAGCTGCTGGCGCAAACGGCGTCTCTTAGCTGCTTGGACTGGCGTGTATCCATTATCTTGGGTTGTCATGTGAAGGTCGTAAAGTTTGCCGAACAAAGCCTGCCGTTGATCTTGTAGTGCTTGTCGAGTTGGATTGCGTCGCAAACTTGATGAGCGACTGGCAGACTTCAAAAACCTACCAGTTACCTTTGATCGCTTTGGCATTACCATGATTGATACCCCTTTCACCGAAACCGCTTATTCTGTGCTTCGAACAATTGATTTGTAAGTTGTTCAATGCGAGCGGACAATATCTTATATTTGCGGAGTTGAATCGGCGTTCCTTTGTCGAATCTCCGTACATCAGTCCTTCGGGTTTCGAGTTTACGGATTTCGTCTTTAAGCCGCTGAATATTGGGAATGCTGCTCGCAAGGTTCTTGCCACTTTCCCTGCGATATAACAGGCCGTCTGCAATCCACTCGTTGCTAGGGCGGATAGGATTCCGGCGCATCGTGGATCGTGTACCAGCACCCTTCAAAAACCTGCCGGTTACTTTGCTACGACGTGGCAGCTTCATCTTTCGGCATCCTCTCCGTGTTAGTACGTATCGCGAAGC